ATTGCCTCTAATGTTGCCAGGTCGTCTAATTCCCTACCTTTAGCAAGCGCCTTAATCATGTATAACTGTTTACTACTGGCGTGTACGCCGCCCTCTTTAGGTGTACGCATAGGCGTTATGGTGGCTTGGTGGCCGTCTAATCGGGCTTCGATTTCGTTACGGCTAGCAATAGATTTAGCAACGCCGCAACCCATATAACCAAGGGCGCGGCCTAAAGCGCTGGTCATACCTACCATGTATTCGCTGCGCTTGGTGTAGGGCGTGTTGCCTGGGAAAGGTTCGGCTGCACTTGCTACTACTGGTATTGGGTCTGCTACATCGCGCCACACGGTTACGGTGCAACGTATAAACGTGCTGCCGTCGGGCATTGTTATTACTTGGTTATCGGTTTCTTGTATGCGTAAATCGGGCCAGCGCTTCAACGCTTCGGCTAGACGTGTTGGTACGTCTACGTAGTTGTCAAGATTAAAGGCCATTGGATACCACCACGTCGCAATTTTGCACGCTTAATAATTGTGCTGCCTTTAAATATGCCTCGGCGCCGTAATGCGAATTTGGGTTTGTTTTGCCAGCGCAATTCATTAGCACATTTAACAACCATTCGCCAGCGTCTAAATCATTGTCGTCGGCTTGGTAATCGCGCATAGTGACTAGCAACGTTACTTTTTGTAGTTGAGTGTGCGGTATTTCTAATTTTTCTGTCATGTCGGGCTTCTTTCTGTTGTCGGGTTTACTTACTTGTTATCACGTTACCACACGCCTGTAGTGCGGTGCATTCGTAGTTCGTTGGTTTCGGGTAAGTCTGATAATGACCATAGCGACGCCTGGGGTACGAAATAGCCAGGTTTAGGTACGTCGGCGCGCCAATAACAGGCGCGTTGTATTTCGCTGCTATCTTTCCAACCTCTAAAACTTACTTCGTTGTAGTCGTTTAAAACTATGCCCAAAATGTATATACCTGCTGGGTTATGGGGCTGTTTAATTAGGCAGCCGTTGTAGCGTTCAGTTGCTTTTATTTGGTAGCCCAGTACGTCATCATTTGTAGGGTCGTACGGTTTTATTGTGTACTCGATACCAAACCATTTAGCAAACGCGTATTCGGCAACTAGCCCAGTAAACGCCGCTTTAGGTGTGTAGCCGTTTATAAACGTGTCGCGGGCGCCTAGGTCTTTTGTTGACTTTTCCAACTGTCGATACAGGTAGTCAATTTCTACGCGGTCTGCCCCGTTTAAACGGATAGTTACTCTTTCGTCTATTTGTGCCATGTTGTCGGGTTCCTTAACGGTTTGCGTTTGGTGCAGGCTTTTAAATCTTTGTGACTGTATAACTTTTTTGTTGGGTTAGTTTTGTGCGGTGTTTCTTTTAGTATTTGGTCGCACAATTTGCATTTCATATGCCGTCTATTACGTTCATGGCGGCGGTAATTACTGCAGCTGCGAATTTATGTTCGTCGCTTGGTGTGCCGTTTAAATACTTTTCTTTAAGTAGTGCCAGTTCGTCTAAAAGTATTGAGTGGTCAACGGGTTTAGGTGCTGGTACGTGGTTTGGTCTAAATACTTCGTCAACAAAACTGTTAAACGTTTCATAATACTTTTCTGTATACATATGTCGGGTGCTTTCTGTTAGGCCTGGGTCGGGTATTGGCTGTTCGGTCATGGGTTAGGCAACGCCCAAGGGCCGTACCCCGAATTATGCCATATGGCTAACGCGGAGTTTGTGTTAATTACAGGGTCAAATAATTGTTCGCAAGTGTCAAGTATGCCCTGGGCTTGTAACCAGCCAATAGGCCAATACTTGTTAGGTCGACACCAAAAGCCGTTTATTTGATACAGGCCGTAACTTCCGCCTGCCGTGTCTTTGCCGTTATAGGCGTCGGTTTGGCAGCCGCTTTCACGGTAAATAATGCGGGCAACGGTACCCATTTCGGTTAATGGCCAGCCTGCTTGTTGGGCTAGTTGTAACGCATATTGGCAGTCTGTTAACGGCGCTTGCGTTGTAGTTGGTGCTGTAGGTAAAGGCGCCAAACTGACCGTAACGGGGGGCGTTACAGGCAGGGCGCTAGGCGCGTTGTAAGCGTCGTAGGCGAACGCTAACCCTGACAGGCTTATAGTTACAGCCGTAAAGATTTTGGCTATGAGAAAGTTCATGCAATACCCCTTTTTTCGTCGGTCTTAAAACCGTAGTAGACGCTTACGCGCTAGGTGGTGATACTGGCTGCAGGCTTTGTAGGTAAAGGGTTACAGGTTCGGGCACTTTGTCGCCTGGGTAATAAAACCAATGCCAAGGTTCGGCGGGCATGACCTCTAATGACCAACCAAAACGCGGGCCGTGTTCGCACATAAACGCCCACGTTTCGCCCGCCATGTTTGCGTAGTCAACTGCTAAACCTAAGTTATGTCGACTGCTACCAGGTGCAGCTAGTGGGGCGTTGCCTGGTCGTAGGTAATACTTGCGGCCTTGCCATGTTCGGGTACTAGCGCCCTCGATAGGTTGCAGGGTGTAGCGCTGTAAAAATCCTGCGGTTTGTTGCGCTAATGACCTGTACGTATCGCCTTGCGAAATGGGTTTGAATTGTTTTATTCCTGCAGCGAACGCGGCGTTTCGTATTGCGTTATATGCGTTGGCGGCGCGCGGGTGTAGTTTGCCGAACGGCTTTATATCTACAAGCATGTTGGCGGGTAGTTCGCCTGGCGTGACGTGGCCCAGGGTGGCAGGTAATACCAGTTTTTTTACTGGCGGTACCACTACGGGTTTAGACGGTTGGGGTGCCATTAGTCGGGTCTGCAGGTTTTCGCTTTAAGCCGTTAGCTGCTACTAGGCCGCTTAGTGTGCCAGTCATAAACACTGTAAGGGTCGATAGTAGGTCGATAAATTGCGCGTCATTTGGTGACTGTTCTAATGGTTGGGTAACGAACAGTAGGCCGTAAACAAAACCGATAACGGTTAGCGCAAACGTTACGGCAATAGTGCAGCCGACGAAAACTATCATTCGGGCGTGTAAATGTTCTATTTCGGCGCGTTGCTTATCCATTGGTTGCCCTTTCGCATTGTTGAATAGTGCTGCAACGTGTTAGCGCGGTGTTGCGTACTTTTAACGGTGCGTTAGTTCGTGTTGTTTCGCAAGCGGTCAGGATTAGCGCAAACACAAAACTAAGCAACAGGGGCAGGTGGGTACGGGTTTTCAAGTTTTACTTTCGCGACTGCTTCGCGCCATTGTGCCTCGGTTGCGTCGCCTCGTTGCCAGGCAAAATAGATACCGTCTGATTGGGCTTCGTATTGTGTTCGGCGTGTTGCTTCGATTGTTAGCACTTGGTTGTTGTAGTCAACTTGTGGCCATGCGGCGTCTAGTTCGGCTTGGGTTGGTGGTTTGCCTGTACTAAGCCATTCAAGGGTGCTGTAATCGTTGTTGTTTAGTGTCCATTCTTTGCCAGGATAATTGGCTGTTAAAACTGTTGCGTAATCGGTCACGGTGTTACTTCCATAACTGTAATTGTGGATACTGTGCGGTTAGTTGTTGCCGCGTCGCTGTCGCCGTTGTTTCTGTTTACATAGCCCGTACCTGACGCGTTAAGCATTACTTGTAATTTGTAGGTTGTTGCGCTAGTTGTTGCGGGACTGTCTAAAAAGTTCATGGCGGCTGTTTGTGATAGGCCGCCGTTTGGATATGCGCCAGCCGTAGACCTAATTCGACTGCCTGCGGTATCACCAATAGCAATAGCCGTACTGTCGCGCATAAGTCGCGCAAACACTGCGTAACTGCTGCCGTCGCTTGCCAAGTTTGCTGTCACCATTACTAAAATTTTGTTAGTAGCGCTAGTAGGTGTAATTGAGATAGATAGCCCCGTGACATCAACAAAACTTGTAGAAGCGGTGCTAAAAGTATCGCTTTTAAAAACGTTTTTTATTTGCACTATTGCAGATGTTGGGTTAGCGGCTGCAAAAGTAAAGTTTGCATTAAGTGACGCGGCGGTTAGGACTTCGCCGCTGGTGTACGTGGTTAATGGCATGGTACCTACTTTACGCTAAAACTGGTTGCGGGTCTTGTATGTCTAACTTACCGTAAATAGGGTCGTTAAGTATGAACTGGTAAACAATGACCGTGTTTGCTGTATAGAACGTTACGCGGTGCCCGTTGTTTAGGTTTACCGATATTTCTATTCCCTCTACCGATAGTTCTTGGGCTACTTCGCCGCCTGTAATTGTGTTGGTAATCGTTATAGTGTCGCCAATGTCGACTAGCGCCAAGGTTTCGCGTTGGGCGTTTGTAAGCATTAAATAATCGGTTTGTACGGCGTTAAACGTGGCTATTGGTTCGCCCTCTAACAGGTACGTTGCCAGGGTTAAAGCTGCCGCGTCATTGTGTAAAAGGCTGTTAGTAATGCTTACATTTTGAATTAGGTACTTAGCCTGGCTTGCCAGGTCGTCGGCTACTTCGGGACTTGTAGCGCCTAAGTGTTGAATACTTGCCCTGTTTACAATTAGGTCGGCATTAAAAATAATGCCCAAACTGTTATACGGTATGTTTGTTCCGTCGTCGTGAAAATCTGCAACGCTACCCGAAAGAGTGTTACCAATGCGCGGTTGACTAGTTATATCGCCTGTCCTCGACATAAAAATACGGCCCTGTTCGGCTGCCTGTATTTGGTCTATGTACGTTTTAACGTTAGTGCCTTCGGGAACCGTGTAGGCAGCTGCCCCGCCCAATGTTTGGGTGCCTGTTTCAATGTCACGCGATAACGCGGGATAAGCAACTTCGGGCAGGTCAAGTACAGCCGTTAGGCGGGCGCTTGATAATTGTTCGGTTACGTTAAATTCGGCTAACGCTGTTTGGGCAAGCAAATAAAAATCGTCGGCACAATATACCGTGACTACGTTTTGGCCGCCCAATTCGTAGGTGTAGTCGTAGTTAACTATCTGCCCTACAAACAACGTTATAAACGTGTTGGTGCTGTCGTATCTGCCAAACGACACGCGGCGTAACGGCGCTAATGTAAATTCGCCTGCAGGGTCTACGTATGGGCTAGATGAGTACAACGGGTTTAAGGTGCCGCCTGCCAGGTCGTCGTTTAAGTTAAATGACATTGTGCCCGCGCTAAATTGGTCGCCTACGTCACGGCGCCCGCGTTTAACGTTTACGTTTGTTGAGTATTGCAGCATTGGCGCAAACTCTGTAGTTCCGTCTAACACGTATTGAGTGCCGTTTAATACGCCGCGCGTTGCGTCGTCAAGGGTAAACGCGTCAACCATAAAACCCGTGTCTATAAACAGTTCGTAGTTACCGCTTTCAACGACTGACGTAGCCATTAAGCAACCGCTATATTTGCTGGCCCTGCAGCCCTGTTGTATGCCCTAATCGCGTTTACTACGGCTTCGCCTATTTCGGCGCTAGTTGATATGCCGCCGCTTACGTTTACTGTTACGCCTGGCCCTGGGCCGCCATAACCTGGGGTAGGTCGACTAATAGGCGCCATAACTGGGGCGCTAATTGCGTCGTTAAACCCAGCCGAAATACCTTTAACGTCGGCAAGTTTTAAGCCCTTGCCTGCTAGTCGCGCCTGGGCTACAGCGAACGCGTCCTCGACGCCCTTTAAATACTGTTGCGCGTTAGATACGCCCGCGCCGTACCATTGGGTCGCTGCAGCGTTTCCGATTAAGTCGGCTGCATATTTGGCGCTTTCAACTAAGGCGTTAGTTTCAATGATTGCTTTTGAACCGCCTTTAATAAGTTCTAAGGCAATAGCCGCGCCACTTTCGCCGCCTGCAGCTAGTACGGCTGCTAATGCGTCTTGCGATAGCCCAGCGGTTAACAGCGTTTGTACGTTGGCGCTGTAATCGTTTATTCCTTTAACTTGGTCACGTAGTCCAGATAGAAAACCTTTACCTGTTTCGTCGCCTGCGTCTTTAGCGTCTCTAAAACTAAACGCGTCTTTAATTCCTGTTGACACGCTTTCGGCAAAATTGTTAAACGCGCCTTGGGCTTCGTCTAATCCTGTTTTGGCTGTGTCTAACGCTTTTGTTAAATCGTCTTGCAATGTTTTAGCGGCGTCGGATACTGCGGTGTCGGCTTTTTTGGCTGCCCCACCTACCTTGTCTAACTGCTCGACAACTGGCGCCAACTTGTAACCCAACGCTTCGGCCTGGCCGCTCAACCTGTCGGCTGCCGCGCCGTTGGAACGTTGCGCCGCTATGTTTTCGTTTAACTTGGCTGTTAAGTCCGATATATAAAAAATGGTTGCCGTAAATTGTAATTCCAAATTGGCTACGTTGTTTTTTGCTGCTTTCGTAGCGCTGTCTAAACCTGTTACTAAACCTGTTAAACCCCATAGGCTGCCCGATATGGCGTCAAGTATTGCAAATTTCATACGCGCAAATTGAAGCGACGCCGACACAGTAAATTTTTGTATGTAGGCGCCTGTTACGCCCATGTTCTCTACGAACGCGTCTAAGGCGCCAGCAAATCCACCTTTACCAAACGCCTTTATAGCGGCGTCTACAGCCCCAGGCAAAAGGCCTATAGCGTCTTTAACGTACTTGTTGTTAAGAATTGCGTAGCCAATAGTCTCGTTAAGTTCGCTAAAAACAGTACCCAGGCGTTTTAGTTGCCCCTCGTATGTGTTAGCGGCTGCAGCTGCAGCGCCACCAAATTGTTTATTTAGTTCGGCTTGTGCCGCGCCAAAATCTTTAGATTTAATAATGTTTGGGTCAAGGGCTAAACCTAATTTTGTTAGGCCGCCTAAATTCCCGTTATAGGCCTTGCCTAAGGCCAACGACACGGTTTCTAAATCGCGCCCAGTACCCGCGGATACGTTCATAGCAAGATTTAAAAGGTCTTGCCCCATAGTTAAATCGTTTGTTGCGCGTACCAAGCTGCCTAGCGCTGGGCGTAAAGCGTCGTCGGCTACGCCTGTAGCGAACTGCATTTGGCTTATAAAATCCTCGGTAGCGGCGATAGTCATACGCGACGCGCCCGTAGTGTTTTCTAACTGTTTGGCTAGTAGTGCCTGGCTTTTTTGGTCTTCGATAGCGGCGGCAACGGCTTTAGTTAAACCTGCTACTACTAAACCTGTTGAAGCTGCAAACGCGGCGCCTACTGCTACGCCTGTTTTGCCGAACTTGCCAAACGCTTTTTCTGCCGCCGATATGCCTTTATCGGCAAACGACGTAATAATTGGGATATTTATACCAGCCATTAGCGAACTTTCATTTGTCGATTGGTGACGGCCATAACTTGTTCTACTACTTTAAGTACGTCGGCGGTTACGGTGTCTTTATTTTTTTCTACGGCAACGTCGATAACGCGCGGCTGGTTGCCTTCCTCTACGGTTAGGTTTGTAACAAATTGGCTACTTGTGTTGCGGCCTGCATGGTCATAAATAACGCCTGCAGCGTCGGCGCTTTGTACGGTCATTAGACGATAAGGCTTGGCGCCAAATACCACTTGTTCGGTATAACCCCCACGGTCAAAGTTTACGTAGCGTTCTTTACTACCACGTACACCAACCTTAATTTTAAAGCCTTTTTGTACGGCGTCAGTACGCCAGGTAGTTTCACGGCCTTTAACTAGGTTGCCGCGTACCATGCCCGATAGTGGGGCGCCGTTGCCTTTTGAGTTATCAAAACTTGCTACCATTTGGCGGGCTTCATTTAAGATAGACGCGCCAGCGTTCTTAATTTGCTTAGTCACTAAACGCCGATATTTAGGGTCTACGTCGTTCAACAGTTTTAAGGTTTCTTGAATACCCTCAATTTGTAACGGTAGTTGGGCCACGGCGTTTACTTTCGTTGTTTGTTGTTGTCTGATAATACAGCAACGACAGTAGCCAAATCGTCTATGTCAAAAGGTATAGACGGGGGCCACCACGAAATGGCTACCAGTAGTTCGCACAACTGGCGGGCGTGGGTGCCCCTTAGGTGGGGTTTACTGCCTCGGTGTCGACTACTTCAATGTTTGTTAAGCCTTTAACGAACGTGTCAAACTCTGCAGGTACAACAATTTTATTTAACTTAGACGCCTCATACGCCATAAACGCTAAATCCTCAACGCCGATACCTAACGCCATATCTGACGCTTTACGTTTATATTTGCGTTCCCACAAAATAATTACATAAAGATTAGTAACCACCTCATAGGCGGTATCTGCTGTTTCAACTTTTAAAGTAAGTTTCATTATTTGCCTTTCGTGTCGGGCCGAAACGGCCTTAATTATGGTGCTGTTGTATCAAGTGTTAACGCGCCGCCCTGAAATACGACGTCATAAGTTGACAATGTGCCTAGCGCTGCGTTCATAACTGGCAGGCTTTCCAAGTAGCAATCGGTCAAAATAAATTTTGGGTTTGTTGCGCTTTCTGCTGCCGACGTTGGTTTGATTGTTACAACAGTTTTACCGCCAATTAATGGAAACAATGTTGCGTAAGTTTCTGTTGCCGCAAAACTGGCGTAAAGCGTCAAAGTTACTTCATTGTTGACAAGGCCTGCAGTATAAGTTCTAGAGTTTGTGCCAAAAGCGGTATCTTCTAGCGCTTCGACCAAATAGGTCAATGTTGCCGACGTGCACATATCGGACAAATCGACGGCGTTAATCGTTACGGTTGGATTAGCTAAATAGGTACTACTTGCCATGATTATTACTCCTCGTTTGTGTCTGTCTTAGTTTTAGCACCTTTAGGCGCTTTAACGGTGGATTGTTGTATAAAACCGCCTGCTACCAATTCGTCGACATTTACGCCGTTTACTGGTTCGTATGTGTCGCCAGGTGTACCGATACGGGGGCTAAGTATTGTGTACTTCATGTTGCACCTATTCTAGGCGGTTGCCTGGGCTTGTAGGGTTATGGTCAAATCGTAGGCGGGTAGTTCGCTACCGCCAATAATTGCGACAGTTGGGCGCCCGTCAGTTACACCAATTTTTTTATTAATAACTTTGCTAGCCAAGTTAAGTAGTGACCGTTGCGCGTCAAGGTTGCCAGGCCCCAACGTAATTATTCGTATCGGAAATGTCATTTCTACGACTTTGCCACTAAACACGGTAAACGTAGGGGCGTCAATGAACGCACAAGGCGGTACAAGGTTACGGGGGTCTGTTACTACCTGTAGCCCTGTAATGGTCGTTAGCGACGCTGCCAAGTCGTCTAGCGCCTCGTTAAACAGGTCTGTAAAAGCAACAGGCATTTAAGCCACCTGGGGGCGTGGGATACCTAAAAGTTGTTTAATCATTGGCGACAGGCCAACGCTGTTACCTGCAGGCAGTCCGTCAAAACTGGCAAAATCTGTTACCGCGCCGCGTTGTCGATACAAAAAACCACCGTAGGCAATAGTTCCCAGGGTGACGCTGTTACTAGGGCTTGTGCCTTTTGCGTCTATGTATCCGCTTTCTAAACGGCGTTGGAAACAAAAGTCGTTCGAAGCTGCCGCGCATTGTGTAAGAAATGTTGTATCAAGTGCCGACGCGGTGCCAATGCCTAACCAGTCCTCAATTTGTGCCGCTGTAATCCACGTACACGGAATAGTTCCTAGGGTTACGGTTCCTGTTGCCGTGGTGCGCGTAACGTCGCTTGCTGTTTTCGCGTACAGAATTTGAAACGGTACGGGCAGTTCGTAGTTATAAAGTAAATCGCCTTCGTCGTCTACGCCAATAAACAAGTATTCGGGTACCGCTAAAACTGTAACGGTGCCGTTAAATGTTGTGTCAACGCCTGCTACAACAATAGACGCGCCTACGTACACTTCGTTAGGTGTAAGCGTTTCTAAAACTGCGTAGTTGTCTAATAGCGTCTTGTGCGCTACTTGGTATATCTGCGTCATGGCGGTTAGGCCGCCTTTCGGTTAGACGAACTTAACGAATTTTGTAGCGTCTGCCATGAAAGCGGCAGCGTAGCCACGGTACGCAATAGTGCGGCCCAAGGTGCTAGGTACGTCTACTGAAATAGCGCCCTTTTGCTGTTCGTAAAATTCAAAACCTGCAGCTGGCCCCGCTGCGTGGCCCATAAATGAACCTGGCGCGTTTTTGTCAACTACCAAAACAAGGCCTAACGGGTTGCCGTTCCAATTTGCAGCCGACAACTGGCCTGGTGCGTTCATAGCCCCGATTTGTGGGAATACTGGGCGGCCTGTGCTGTCAACCAACGAACCCAACGCGGCCCACGTACCAGGTGTTACGACCATATGCGTAGGTAGGTAGTTGCTTGTATTTGAAATTTGGCGGGCGCCTTCGTAAATTGCTGCAATCCAATCGGCAGGGTCGCTGGTATCGGCAACGGCGCTGGTTTGTGTAATTGCTGCATGGCAAGTATCTACGGCGTAATTATTTGTTGCTTGTCCGTAAGCAATAGCCAACTGGTTTAAAACAATGTTGATACTTGCTGGGTCTGTCCAGTCCAAATCTTGTTCGGACATTGTTACGTAGGTACCAAACGTCAATTTGTTTACGTTGTTATTTGCAACGGTAACAGTCGACGGGTCAAGTGGGTTTAGTTGGCCTGTTGGCTGCTGGGTTACAACTGGGCGAACTGTAATAACTGGGCGGCGGAATGTTGCGCCGCTTCCAGGCATGGCCAATGCGCCGATAGCCGACACAAAAGGGCGAATCGGGTTAAGCGAATCGAACACGCTGCCTGTAATAATTTCTGGCAAAATACCTGGGGTGTCAGCGGTTGTAATGTTTGGCGCTGCAGCTTGTACGCGTGCGTTCATTTCTGCAAGTACGCTGCCGCCTTGCAACGACGCTGCGATAAATTCGCCTGCTGTTGGCAATTTGAATTGGCGCGGCTGTGCGTAAACAACTGGGGCTACGCTTGCGGCTTCGATAACGGTTGGGGTTTCTGTTGGCTGTGTCATGGTGTCTAACTCCTCGTTAGGTGTTTCGGTTTCTATATTATCTACTTCTTGTTCGTCTTGTGGGATACCCTGCGACGCTGCTACGCGGTCTACCGACGCGCCCGCAAAAGCACCAAACGGCACTAACGAAAGTTCTTGCCAATCGGCGGCCTCAATAATCATTGTGCCTTTTTCGTCGTAACTAAAACGGGTTGGGTTAACGCCAACACTTACCGCGTCTAGTACGCCGTCGGCTGCCAATACCAGCGCCTCGTTACCTAACGTGGTTTCGCTAATACGTGCCTCGTACATCATGCCGCCTGGTGTATCAACCATGGCAGTTACAAGTCCTACGGCCTGGGTGCTGTCGTGACCTAAATATAGTTTGGGCATTTTGCCGCCGCTGTTCAAGCTGCCTGGCATAAACATAACTTTTGTACCGTCATTTACTACAGCCTCAACGTTATAAGGCAGGGCAAGGCCAGCCAACGTACGGCGCGGCATACCGTTAGGGCCTGCGGCGTCTAGCGTTAATTCTTGTTGGGTTAATTTAAGCATTTGGCATTACTCCTACTTCGTCTACTTGCGACGGTGTGTCGTTTTCCGATAAATAACTTTCGCTTAGGTAATCCTCAATATCGAATTTAACGTAGGTACCGCGCGGCAATACGTTACCCATACTTAAAGTTTCGGCTATGCAATCCATATACAATTTTGCGCCAAACATATACAAGTCTTGTCGCGCCTGGGTGCTGTTTTGGTAACTGTACGAACCAGTAGCAACGCCCAACAAATACGGCGGGCAGTTGGCCAAACGCGCAATTTCTAGCGCTTGATATTCTGACGCGGCGACCAACATTTGTTTACTTGGGTCTGTTGTTGTTTCGGTGTAAGTAACAAATTCATTTAAAACCGCTACAGAATTTGTAAGACGTGCGTTTTCAAAAGACTGTCCTAATTGCTGTAATTCGGTTTCTGAAAGCGGCTCGCCCGCGACCTGCCGCAAAACGCCATTTGGTATCGTTTGATTTGCTGACCTCATACGGCTTTGTTCTAGTTTAAGCGACGTCAAAATAGCGTTAGGACTTGTATATAACAAACCTTGAATAGGGCTAATAAATTGCACTACGTCGCGGTGGTCGATAGGTAAACCGCTAAACATAATTTGTTTAGACGGCGCAAAAAATACGGGGCCTGCTTGGTCTTGTGTTAAAACCATGGCGCTAGGCATACGTTGAAACGCCTTGGGGTATCCGTCGCTTGACCTCTCAGTAACGTACAAAAAAGCCCGCTGCGTGAAAAATAAATCGTCAAATAACCATGAAAATAGCGTGCTATTTGGTAGCGACGGGTCTAATTGTCGTGTCCATGCGCGGGGGGCAATTTCGATTTCTTCCATTTCCCTATCGACAGGGTTCCACATTTCGTTATACATTTTTAGTGGTGTACAGCCAATTACTGAAGCAAGTAAATCGCGTGCGCGTGTAATTGCAGGTACGGCCATAGCGCGTTGACGGTTATTACCTTGGGTAAACGCATAAAAGTTATCTAGTTGTGACGCGCCAACATTTGAACCAGTAGCAGCCGCTTTTACGGTTGGGCCAATCGCGGCCTTGTTTACCTTGTTAAATAACGCCATGCGTTTAGTCTGCCATATCTAGTAAAAGTTTGGTGGCACTACCCACGGTGAAGCGGTCTATTCTTTTCCCGACGAAAAGGTAAGCCGTCGCGGATAGTGCCACCACAACATTAGCGGTTTAGCGTAACTACTAGCGGTTTGCCCACTAGCTGCGGTTTTGACGCCAACGCTGCGGCCCATACCATGCACCTAGCCAACGTAATAGGCCCAGGGCTACGGGTCGACGATAGGGCTACGCTGCCTTGGTGTTTAATAAGTACCGCGCGTTCGACGTGTTCTATTAACTGGTTTTCGCCGTGGTGGTATATACGGTTTTCTAAAATCATATTTTTAACGGGGCTAGTCCATTTCAATAATTCTCGATAACCAACAATAGTTTTACGGCGTTCCATATTTGGCGGTAAATGTATTTCTAGACCTGGCGTAATTGCTAACCGTAGCGTTGGGCCTGCCGCTATTTCGTTTTCTACTAGGCGCCACATTTCGGCAAGTGTGCCCGCAACAAACGCAACAGTTATAGCCGTTTTTAGCCCTACCTGTATAGCCCGAACTCCGACATATAACGCGCCGTCTTGGTCTACCTCAATAGCAAGTATTCCGCCTGGGGGTATTGGGTCATCACTTTTTAGGGCTTCAAATACCCCAGGTTCCAGCCAGCCGTTTTGTGTTGCTGTCCAGGTGTTAACCGACGCACGTAAAAAGGCGTTACGGTTTGGCGCTTCGCTTTCTGCCTCAATTACTTCCATTTCCAACGTATGGCCTAACGCTGGGTTTGCGTACGCCCAGGCTTCGGGTGTCATTAAATCCATTGACGGCGGGGGGCTAAATTCGGCAAAATATAGTTTTGACTGTTCGCCACTATCTATAGCGCGTAGTCCTTGTTCTCGCCAACGCAACATGGCTTTACTATCTTGCGTGCCTGCAGTAGACATCATTACAAACAACGGGTTTTTGCGGGCGCGTTGTGACGGTAGCAAACCCTCATCTATTGCAGCTTCGCTAATGTCCCAAACTTCATCGGCTACTACTAAATCGACGCTGTAACCGTGACCAGCTGCAGGCGTGGCCGCGCGTGGAAACCAAACGCTACCGTCAGGCATTTTTAACACCATGCGCCCATAAGACCACGAAACCGACGCCCCAAACTTAACTTCCAACGTAGGCGCTAAATATGTATACAACGCGGTAGCCAAATCAAGTTTGTGTGCAACAGTAATAACAGTTTGCGCCTGGCCACGCGCTTTTCCTTGCGTAGTTAACCACCAACCAACAAGCGCCGCAATAGCAACCGTTTTACCGTTCTGTCTCGCAACAGACACAAGGCCTACACGGTGCAAGTAATCGCCGTTGCTATCCATAGATGTCAAACCATGCAAAATGTTTAACTGCCAAGGCATTAGGTCTACCCCTAGTACCTGTTTCGCAAAATCCCCAATTTCATTTACAGCCGATTTTTGACCGCTAGCCGTGGTCGTAACCAATCGCGGCATATCGTGACCAGTTCGCGCCAGTTCCGCCAAATCCTTATGATATATAGGGTTAATATCT